ATGCAACCTGCTTTATACAGAAATGCTAGAACTAATGAAACTCCTGATACATCAGATGGTGCAGTTAAAGTTCAATATAACTTAATGAGAAGTTATTTTGTTTTTAATCTAGACCAAACTACTGGATTAGAAGAATATCAACAAGTTCAAGCAGAAGGTTCTGAAACTTTACTTGATGTAGAACAGTATGTTAAAAATACTGGTGCTACTATTAAGTACTCATCAGAAACTTTATTTCTAAAAAATAGTTGTTATTATGTACCAAGCCAAGATTATATCGGAATGGTATCTAAAGAACAATTTAATAGTAATGATAGTTCGTCTGCTACTCAAAACTTTTATGCTACTTTACTTCATGAACTAACACATTGGACTGGTCATAAGTCAAGATGTAATAGAGATGAGAAGTATAAAGCTAAATATTTTGAAAACTTTGATTCAAAAGAAAAATATGCTTTTGAAGAATTAGTTGCTGAAATAGGTTCTGCTATTCAATGTTGTATATTGGGTATAACAATGGAGCCTACTCCTCACGCAATTCAATACTTAAATATCTGGAAAGATAGAATTAAGGCAAAACCAGAAACTATCTTTAAAGCTAGTGCTTTGGCACAAGCTGGTGTAAATTATATTCAAGATTTACAACCAGAAGAACTAAAACAAGTTAGTTAATCTCTCTCTCCCCATCATCATTAACTTGGTGGTGGGGTTTTTTTTTTACAATTTTTCCATTATGCTTTATCCCTTATCATACGAGTACGCATAAATCAATAAAATTTTTGTTTATAGTATCCAAAATGAATAGAAAGATCGTCTAACACCTCTCTTAATCTTTGTCCCATATATCTTTGGTCAATATGTAAAATATTTCTTGTTTGTTTTAATGAATAATCTTGTCCACAAATATAAGAAGCAATCTCAAAACCTTTATTTCCTAACACTTTATGAATAGAAACAAGTTCTTGAATATTATGCAAAGCACCATAAGAAACTTTATCTTTGGCACCACCTGTTATAAAAAGACTTAAATCTCTACCTTTCATTCCTCCGATAGCACTACTCTCAAAAATTTGTCTAAATTTTATTCCTGCTTTATGTTGATAATCAACTATAAGATGTCTATGGAACATATAATCAAGCCCACACTCTCTAATATTAACCATGACAAGAGTTGTATATTTCTTACCTTGCGAGGTTAATTCGTGTCTTTGTTGTGGAACTATTTCTGATTTTTTGTCTTGATCTTTCATAAAAAATTGTTTAATAAATTGTTATGCAAATACAATTAATAGAAACTAATAAACTTTTACCATATATTAATAATCCTAGAAAAAATTTAAACATAGATAAAGTTGCTTCTAGCATAAAAGAGTTTGGATTTCAACAACCGATAGTAGTTGATAAAGATTTTGTAATTATAGTAGGTCATACAAGATTTGAAGCTGCAAAAAAACTTGGAATAGATAAAGTTCCAGTTCAAATAGCTGATTTGACTAAAAATCAAACTAAAGCATATAGAATAGCTGATAACAGATTAAATCAAGATGCAAATTGGGATACTAAATTATTGAATTTAGAATTTAATGATTTGTTATCTGAAAATGTAAATTTAGATACATTAGGTTTTTCTAATGATGAATTAGATAATTTATTATTAAAAACTGATGAAGAATCAGATATTGATTTAAATGAAGATATAGAATCTCAAGAAGAAAGAATAAATGATATTAAAATGGTTCAATTATTTTTTAATCCAGAAAATGACACTTTATTTAAAGAAGCAATAGAAAAAATTTCTACAAGAGATAAAATAGATAATATTTCTGATGCTGTATTGAAAGCAGTATTAAATGAAGCTTCTCAAACTTAATCCTATACTAGACGAAGAACAGATTTCTAATTTAAAAGGAACTTTTTTTAGTAAAGATTTAATTAAACATCACATAACAGAAGATACAAAAATCGTTAATGAAAATGGCGATATACTTGCTGTCTATAAAAAAAATGCTGTACCTAAAGAAGTTGTTAACAGTTGTCGTAATTCTTTTAGAAAATCAATATCGGTAAGTAATAATAGAGGTCAAGCTGCAGGACCTATTCCAGATAATTTTAAAATTGGAGATAAGATTGATGGTCTTACTATCGGTAAGATAATGGGGAATAGATTTTTACCTTTACTAAAAAGCGGAAAACTTTCTAAATCTGCTAAAGCAAGAGCAGTAAAAAGTTCTATAATTGGGTTTAGTGATAGATACCCAAGAATACCTTATTGTCGTACTAGTATGTGGACTCAAAGGAACTGGAAAGAATATAATAATTGTTTGCCTTACATAAAATATGTTGATGCTTTTTTTAAACAACACGCACCAGCTAGATATAAAATTCAAAAAAAAATGGCAGAAAAAAGTTCACAAGATTTTATAATTAAAGACACAGCTTTTAGTACAGTAACAGTTAATAAAAATTTTAGGACTGCTGGTCATTATGATAATGGAGATTTAAAAGAGGGCTTTGGAAATTTAGGTGTAATATCTAGAGGAGATTATGAGGGTTCTATTACAGTGATACCGAAGTATGGAATAGGATTAGATTTAAAAAATGGAGATTTAGCTATTTTTGATGTTCACGAACTACATGGAAACACAGAAACTACTACAAAAACATTTTATGAAAGGATTAGTGTTGTTTGTTATTATAGAGAAAAAATGATATATTGTGGTAATGCTGATTATGAATTAAATAGAGCAAAGACTAATACTAAAAAAGTTGCTAATGAAGAAGAACTAAAAAGAGCAAAATTAATAAAAGATGAAATTTTAAATGAATCAAAAAGCACTACTGTGTAATAAGTATGAGTTCAAAATAAATGTTCCTTTAAAAGACGAGAGTGATAAAAAAAGAAACGATCAATCATATTTACATTTTATAACATCAAGACAAGATTTAGTTTCAGCAAAGTGTATAGCTACTGAATGGTTATTAGAAGATGTTAATATAAATAAAGAATATTCTATTAGAGAATATTTTGCTGGTGTGGGTATTCAAGCAACACTACTACAAAATATGTTAAATGTTAAAAAACATAAAGTATCAGATATTGATTTAGAATGTTTTAATCAATTAAAAGAAGATAAAAGATGGGAATCTTTTAAAGAAGATGGTCATAAAGCTATATTAGATAATGAATATTTTAATATTAAAATGTTAGATTTTCCTCATAGTAGTATCATACATTTAAAAAGAGGTAAGTGGTCAAATTTTTTAGGTGCTTTTATATCTAAACCTGAAATAGTATGTTGGACTGATACTTCAATGACTTATTCTATAAAAATTCATGGTTCTAATTATGCTAAAGAGTTAAATGTAAGTAGTTTAAACTCTTATTCAGATTACTTTAAAGCTATGTCTGATTGGTTATATGGTCAAGTAGGCTATTCAATAGTCAAAGTTTCTTACAGAGCAAAGAATGCTGCATATATTAAAGCTATAAAAGGAAAACATAATTTAACAGAAAAATCATTTCCTTTAGATAAATCTAATTCAGGTTTTAAAATTTTATGATTGGAAGATATTGTGAGTTAAATAATTTAGAAGAAATAAAAGATTTAAAATTAGGTATGGATTTTAGAAAGCCAGAATATAGGAGAGAGGTTTTTTTAAGGTTTTATGAGTTTCATTTAAAATATAAAAGCCACCCTGGTGGTATTTACTTTGCCTTTCCTTATTTAAGTAAAAAATTTAATTTAGATATAGAACAAAATTTATGGATTGCTTATATTAATGGTTGTACTCAAAACATTGTTTCAACTTGGTTAATATTTGAACAGTTTCCTACTATAAAAAATTTAGATATAGATAAGCTAGATAGATGGTGGAATAAAGAATATATAAAATATAAAGTTGGTAGTGGTTGGGATTTAGACAGAAGATATTTTAAGATAGGTAAGACAGGATTTCCTAATTGTGTTAAATCGTATAAAGAATCTATTGATAAATATGGAAGTCAGTTAGAGTTTTATAATTCTTTAACTACCTCTAATGATAAGTATAAAAATTATGAAAGGTGTTGGGAATATATTAGAAAACACTTTTTATCTTTTGGAAGATTATCTGCTTTTAGTTACTTAGAGTATTTAAGAATACAAGGTATAAATGTAGATTGTAATAATTTATATTTTGAAGATATTAGTGGCTCTCGTTCCCATAGAAATGGTGTATGTAAAATTTTAGGTAGAGATGATTTAGATTGGTGGAAAACTAAAATACATTATGATAAAGAAACTATTGAATGGATTAAATTAGAAGCTGAAAAAATATTTAATGAAGCTAAAGCCAGAATTAAACATGAAGATGTGAGTTATTTTACATTTGAAAGCACACTCTGTAATTATAAATCTTGGCACAGACCTAAAAGAAGATACCCAAATGTTTATATGGATATGATGTATAATAGAATTAAATATGCAGAATCTCAACATGGTAATAAATTTGATATATTTTGGCAGATGAGAAAAGATTGTTTGCCTAAAGAATTGAGATATGAAGATAATCCTAAAGATGTTGGAGTAAGTGAAATGAAACAAGATCATTATAGAAATACAGGACAAGTTGTAATGATGGATAAAGAATGGGATTGTTTTAAAAACAATTACAATGATTATGTTGCATAAGTGCGTAGCGATAGGTGGGCAACCAGCTACTGGGAAAACTACTCTTGTTAAAGATATACTAAAAAAATTTACTTATCAAAATTTTAAGTATGGATTATTAAGAGGTCATTTTATTAAAGAAAAAAATTTAGTCATTATGGGTATCTATAATGAAGAAGTCTTTTGTGGAACTGATAAATTAAGTATGGCAGTCAATAAAGACTTTTTAAAATATATTAAATTAAATAAAAGGAACATTTTATTCGAGGGAGATAGATTGTTTAGTTTAAATAATATTGAATATATAAAACAAATCTATGACACTAAAATCATTCTATTAGAAAATGATGAAAATACATTACATAATAGACATAAAGAAAGAAATGACTCTCAATCAGATAAATTTTTAAAAGGCAGAAAGACTAAAATAAAAAACATATCTAATCATTTTAAAGATATAGAAGTTTATTCACTTCAAAACCTTGATGAATCTAAAAATTTAAGCGATAAAATTATTAAACTTTTTCAATAGCAGTTCCATTCCATTTATGTTTTTGGTATTTATTACCCTTATCATCTTTTAATTCAATATATTCTCCAGATACAGCATATTTATTTAATTTTATACCCTCAAATTCATAAGTTGGTTCAGGTATTACTTTAGGTTTGTTTGTTTCCTCATCTTCAAACCTTTTTTGGTTAAGCCACGTTGAAACATGGGCTAGGAACTCCTTATCCTTCACCGTAGAGGCATATCGGTTAAATCTGTCAGATATGTCCTTTGGATCAGATTTAGAGCAGTAGAGGTCATATTTCTTATTTGCTAAATGTTTAGAGCCTTTTTTGTAAGTCAATAAACTCCAAAACTTATCAAACATAGGTTGCATATTACTTTTAGGTATAGGACTAGGTATAGGTATAGGTGCTACGATTTTGCTACTAGCATTATCGCTTTTTGCTAGACCACCCTTTCTTCCTGCTTCTGACCTTGATTTGTATTTAGCTGTTAAATATTCGTGTTCTGCTGTTAATCTTTTATGAGTCCAAGTATTTTTATTTCTATTTTCTTTATTTTCTGATTTTAAAATAAAAAATTCTTCTAAAACTTCATAAACTTCTATATGGCAATCATCTGTTCTACATTGACATATTCTATATGCTGATTCTGTTTTAAAAGGTTTAGCATTTTTAGTCCAACAGAAAGATAATAATCTTATATATATTCCTACTGCCTCGTTTGTTAAGTGAACAGTTTCTGCTGCAAAGGTATCAGTAAATAATTGTAGTGCGTGAAACTTATTTGTTTCTTTATCCATTTTTGCTCCATTTCTAGTTATAGTTGTTATGCTTCGTAATGTTTTGTTATTATATTATTTAATTCAATAAATAAATGATTAATTTCTCCTTTCAAAATATAATGTGGTGTTTTCAAGGCATTTGACACATTTTGCCATAATTTTTGACTTTTACTTAATGATCCCTTTTGAGTCTTTAGTTCTATATAAACCATTTTTCCTCCCTTGAACTCTAGGATCAAATCAGGACAACCAGATTTCATTCCCATTTGTGCCAATAACATTTTATATTTCATTGACCTCATTCCTTGATTTGGAATATGAAAAAATCTTAATTTAGAAAGTTTTTTACTTTTTAAATAATTAATTAATTTAATTTGTATCTGATACTCTTTCATTTCTTAAAGATTTAATTGTTTTTTTTAATAATTTTATATAATTAGGATTAGTTGCGTATCTAGTTAATGTTTTTACCAAAGCTAAAACATCTAAATCATCATTTTTAAGCATTTGAAATCTTAACTCTCTAAAGTGAGTAAAAGCTGATCCTGTATTTAAAACAATTATATAATCCTTGACAGATTCGCATTTATTTTGATATATTTTGGCACCAAATTTAGAGTTTTTATTTCCTAATGGTTTAAGATGTGGTTTATCTAAATTAAAAGTCATTACTCCAAAAAGATTATTACCCTCTTTTGCAAACCTGCTTGTTCCATAAGCACTTTCCAAAACAGCTTGTGCTATAATTATTTCACGTGGAACATTTTGCCATATAGTTGTATTTCTTTCGTGCCAATTTATGCAATCATTAAGTGATTCAATAAACTCTTTAGAATTATTATAAATAAAATCTGGTTCTCTTGCTTCTATTTTATTACTCACAACATTTGCTCCAGTCTGAAATAAGACAAAAATAATAATATATATCCATAAATTATATTTCAAAAAACTTTCTAAATTTATCATCTTTAAAATGTTCATAAACTTTTTCTCTAATTTTCTTATCTGTTGACTCTAAAGCAAAACACATTGCTCTTGCAATAGGATTTATTTTATATAATAACCAAAACATTTTTTCATTCATAGTATGTTGTTCCCTGTGATGTTCTATACATAAGGGAACTGTGAAAATATCACAAGGTTTCATGCCTGTTCCTGCTCCAGAATATCTTATATGTGCTGATTGAACATCATCTCTCCTGCAAATTAAACAAGGTTGTGAAGCAACAAACATTAAATGTTTTCTACTTCGTATTGGGTTTATGCTCTGATACATCTATGTCAAACTCCTTTAGTAAAGTTTCTGATCTTAACTTATATATTGATTCAGGTTTTCCTCCCTCATTATTTTTATTTTTTTCTGTATCAACTATTATACCCTGTAATTTTAGTTCAGTAGTTCTAGGTCTGATTGTTAATAAGTTAACATTTAAAATGTTAGCTAATTCAGAACCAATCAATCCTTTAGGGTGTTTATATAACTCAATTAATATTTGTTTATGCAATCTGCTTAATCTTTTATCAGTATCTTTTGCACTTGTTATTGAGTTTCTGTGTCCTCTATGCCCTGCTTTATATGGATACTTATCTTTAAAAGTAAATTCATTTTGCATTATAATCCTCCAAAATTAGTTCGTCAAACTTCATAAGTTTATTATAACATTTCTTATGCAATGAAATAGGTATAATTCCTAATCTACCATCAAAGCGACTTTCTTTTTTAATAAGATTCAATTTTTTAGAACCAATAAAGCCAAACTCCTCTATTTTTTTAGTGAAATCTTTATTTTCAAAAGATTTTAAGCAAACAGAACAATTTTTTAGTTTTATTTTTTTAGACATTATCTTAACCCCCAATTATTTTTTGCTATATCTGGCAATTTAACATTAGCTTTTTCAGTTTTATCTATAAGTTCTTGAGTTTCTGATTTAACAACATTAACTCTTTGAATAATTAAAACCTTTTGATTATTATATACTTCAATATTTTTAGGTATAAATTTAATATTCATATAACTACCTAAAAGCCATGCTTTAGATTTTAAAGCACCATTTCTAAAATAATCATATTCTTTAAAACCATAAAGAGTATCATTAGCTTTAAAAATATTTAGATAAACAATAGGCTCAATTTGATCTCTATCTATTTCACTTATTTGATGTCTTGATATATATTTAACTCTTTCAATAACTGACTTTGACATTATTTTACCTCCTTATGAACATATAAATAATCTTTCCAATTTAATCCTGAATCTTTAAGTTCTTTTTTTATTCTTCTGCCACATTCTGGACCAATTTCAAATGACTCCATAAATCCACCATGATCTTTAGCAATTTCTTCTTGATTAAGATCAACTATTATTGAATGACTTAAAATACAAACAACACTAAAAGAAGTATTTTTATTTTTTATACCTTTAGCACATTGAACACATTGACCATAAAATTTATTCATTGAATAATGATTATCATTCATTTCATACATTTTAGAACTTACATTTGTTAATTCTCCTATATCCAAAGTATTAAATTCAACTCCTTTATTGTTTTTTACTTTTTCTATTTTTAACATTTTATATCTCCTTGTTTAGTTATGGTTTTATTATAACTATTTTTAAGTAAATTAAAACTAAATAATAATAAATAATAATAAATAATATTAGTAAAAAGCCAGTAAAATAAGGGTTTTTTGTAAAAAGCAAGTAAAATAAGGGTTTTTAGGTATAATTATTCTATATATAAAGTGTAATAAGAAATAATAAAAAATATTAATTATTCCTTTTATTTTTTTTAAAAATGAGGTATAAATATTCATAACAAAAAAAACAGGAGAAAAAAAATGATAAGAATAAATATAAAAAAAGATGACAAAGTTAAAGTTAAATCTTTTATAGAAAAAAAGGATTTAGAAAATTATCTTTTTAAAAAAACTTTAGAATCAAAAAAACTTGTATCAGAAAATCCTACTGATAAAATTTGGAATCTAAATGTTGGTACTTCAATTAATTTTTTAGGTTATACTATTTCAATGGCAGGCAAAAGTCGTGCTGGAAATCATTTAGTAATATAGAAAGGAAAATTATGGCTAAAGCTAAAGATATAAATATCTATAAAATATTTTCTCAAACTTATAATAAGTCAATGTTTGGCTTTATGGATTTTGGGGAATTAAAATTAATACCTAAAGTAAAAACTATTAGACAGACTACTCCTAAAGTTTCAATGGGTAGTCATGTTGATAAGTTTCTTAAAGAAAGACAATTAACATTGGTGGTAAATAATGGATCTTAAAAAAAGCACTAAACTTGAATTATTAATTATGAAAATAGCTTATCTTGATGTTCAAGTAGAGATGGCGAAAAAAATGGAAAAAATAAATGAAGAAATAAAAATAAAAGAAGAAGAGGAGAAAAAAAATGAGCAGTAGTACACCAGAAAAAGCACCTAAAGTAGATCAGCATATTGGTTATGGTAAATTTAAAAAGACTAAAACTTATATCGTTAGAGTTGATTATGAGGTTACTGCTAAAAATATAGATAGTGCTGATAAAATCATAGAAGAAACTTCTGGTATAGATCAAATTACTTTTAAAGAGGGATTTGGTGCTAGTCATTTAGAATGTCTTGAAGTTGATTGTTATCATACTGATGAAGAAAATGCACAAGATGATGATAAGATTAAAAAAATAGCAGAGTGTATTCCAGAAAAATATACAGATGATACTGATACTAACCCTATTGAAGAAAAAGAAGATTATAGTTGTGGCGAATGGGTTACTGATGATTATGAATATAAAAAAAATGAAGATGGAACAGATATAGAAAAAATAGTTAAAAAATATATATGAAATATAAAAAATTCTATGCAAATAGAATAGTGGGGGAGGTCTTTAGCTCCTTAAACCTTGAGAATACTTCCTCACTAAAATATTTACTTGCAATTAAAAGTGATATAATGTATAAAAAATTTTCAGGAGTGATCAATCCTCCTATTTTTGATAGGTGGAATTGGTTAGTAGTAATACCCCAGCAGTTCAACAGATACGCAAATCCTTGCAATCTCCTGACTGTGTTAGTTCCACCTATCTCTATTATTAAAAATTATTTACTTTTAATTAAAAATAATATAAAAAAATCACTAATAATAAAAAAGGAGAAACATGAACACTAAAGTTAAAGAAAAAATGAAGATGTTGCAAATTCCTGTAACAGAAAAACAATTTGATACCCTCAAAGAAAAAGCAGACAAAGAAAAAAGAAGTTTGCCTAACTCTATATTGATAATACTAGAGCCACACATGAAAGTTAAATAATGGAGTATTTGGTAGTAACATTAATTATATTATTAGTTATTAATCTTTTTAATAAACAAAAAAGAAATACAGATATAGATGAAAGGTTATTAAGAGTTCGTGCAGATATGGAAACTTGGTTTGCTTCTATGACTGCTTATATGAAAGATATAGAAAACCATCAAAAGTTAATATTACAAGTTAAAGAATCAATAAATATGCTTAATGCACATTTTATTATGAGTAATTCAGAGTTGGATAAACACTTTCCTGCTCTCGATAAACAACCAATAAAAAAGCCTAAATTTACGATAGTACAATTAAAAAAGAAAGTTGATAAACTAACTAAAAAGGAAAAGGATAAAGATGACAAATCTATATAATAAATCTGAAAGAACAGAAGAACAAGCCTTGTTTGAA